AATTGAGGAGTTTATGGCCTGATCTGCTCCTCTTAAAAAAAGCTCTCTTAGTGAGATAACCCCACTATCACTAAGTAAAAGTGTGTCACCTTGATATGCTATGGTAGAGCGCCCAATTGAAACCAATGCGCCAACTTTAGTTTTTGCTGCAATGCTCCAATCCGCGGAATCTGGATAGCTTCCCCTGTAAAATAAAATCTCTCCGTTGTTAAAACAAAAAACTAAAAGCTCCTCCGCCTCTAAACTATCAGCAAGCGTTATGGTGGCTATATTTCCAAGCGTAGAATATTGGTTTAAAATCCCAGAAAGATCTCTTTTGGTGAGCGCTCCTGCAATTTCATCAATCCCAGAATAGAAATATGCAGCCTCGCTGCTCGACACAATATATTGACGATTTTTATATTTTACTCCCGCCCCTACTAATAAATTGCCACCCCCTGTATATCCTATTGCACTCTGAACCCCAATTGCCGAAAACTTGACTCCAGGCGCATAGGCAGCGGTTGGAGAAAATAAAAATAAATAATTATTAAAATATTGCGGGAAGAACTGTCCAAAACCAGCGGCAGCGCTTGTATATAGTAAAGCACCTGACTCGACATTATAAAATTTCATCTCGGTGGTTGCTGTGTCGTAAACCCAAGCAATTAAATAAACATCTCCATACCTTGCCATACCCTGAGTTGAGTTAAGATTTGAAATGCTAAGATCTGCAAACGAGGCATCGCCATTTCTAAGCACAATTCCAGCGCTTGTGGTGTTGAAATTATAAAGATTTTGGCAAAAAGGAAATTGAAGCGCAGCAAGAGGCGTTGTCTGATTTACTCCTGTAAATGGTGAGGGAAGGTTTGAGGAATTAGTCATTTCACCTTCTTGCTGAATAAACTATGGGCTTTCCGTCAAGGCCAATGCCAGGAGATAAAGTTTTTGATCTAACTGGCTGCATGGCCGACGCCGCTGCTGCTTGCGCTTGAGTAGTTGCCCCCACGTTAAAGCCCTTAAGTACATTATCTTTAATTTCTTTGGCTTTTGTCGCGTCTGTAATTTCAACCTCACCTTTTTTAGATTTATAAAGGCCAGCGTCGATGATGCCTTTTGTGACCGCAACTCTTTGCGGCTCTGATAAGTTTGCCCACTCTTGCCCGAAGGTTTTAATGTTCCCATACACGCCTGTTAAATCATTAGGATCAAGGCCAGCGTTTTTATATTCTTCCCAGGTTGCATATTGGCCGCCGTGATATGGCTTTGATGGATCAGGAGGAGGCGCATTGTACTGCTCGCGCATGCCGCTAACATAAGATTGATAGTTTGGATCTTCTGAGCTTCCTAAAAGCTCTCCTGTGTGTCTTTTTGCAAGCTCTCTGGTTGTTTCGTGGTCAAACATTTTATTTGCAAGGGAAAGAGCTACCGGAATACCGGCTGAAGCAGCCCACCCCCATGGCCCAAGCGCATAGCCTAGTTGATTAAGCCCAAGCCCGACGCCAACGCCACCCAAGCCGGACTGAATAGGATTTTTATTTTTTACCCCCTGAAGCGCTTCATATCCACCAAGCCCAACTCCAAGTCCACCAACAATATTGCCTCCTGTAGTGCCTACATCAAGAAGCCCTGGAGCAGCTTCGGCGGGACCGTATGGCACATTTCCAACGCCTCCAGCCGCATTTATGCCGCCGCTGGCTGCTGCATTACTTAGAGACGAGGTCGTTGCGCCAGAAATCGCAGGAGCTTGCCCTCCAATTGCTTGAATAGTGTTGTCGCTCATCAACGCAGTGCCGTTCCCTAAGTCTTTAAGGATAGAGGCGCTGGGCTTCATAACTTCATGCGCTAAGATAGTTGCGCCTGTCGTCGCTGCTATTGGAGTTAATTGCCCTACGGGGCTTTGCCAAAACTCTTTTTGCTCTTGCTGTTTTTTTAACTTCGCTTCTTCTTCTTTTTGCTTCTCAATTGAAAGCTTTGGGTTTGGTCTAAAAACCTTGCGGCCTGATGCGTTAGAGGCAATGGGATCAAACACATATCCAGTATTTCCTGGAACTTCATAGAAAATCTGACCACCGGGCATCGCAACTTGTTTCCATGTGTGATATTGCGTGTAATCAGTGCCGGGGAATGGATCGTTTTTGAATACGGCGATGGCTAGTTACCTCCCATTGTTAATTGCATATGCGCCCAACTTTCTCGATTTAAAATTCGATATGTTGTACGAACATGAAGATTAAACTGTTCCGCGATTTGCTTATTGCTTAATCCTTGTTTTTTGAGCTGAAATATTTGCTCGATATCTTCTTCAGTTAAATGTCCTCTGTTGCTTTTTTCGCCGCACGCATGGCGTTGTTTCCGGACTTTATCCTGCATATTATCAAGTGGCGTTCCTAAGAAAAGATGCTCTGGATTAACACACGCTGGATTATCGCATCGGTGACAAATAAACATTTCTTCTGAAACATTTTTGCCGCTATGAAGTCGATATGAAAATCGATGGGCTCTTTCTTTAAACCAGTTTGGCCCCTTATATTTGCCTACTTGCAATATTCCATAGCCAAGTTGCTTTGGCCCCGTCCAATTCCAGCACCCGTTTTCTGCTTTTTCTATAGAGGCAAAAAATTTCTTGCGAAGTCGCTCGAGAGTAACGGGGATTGCATTTACGGCTGCTTTACCTTTAGGATATGCCATAGTTAAACATCTCCTGTTCCAGACCAATTCCCAACTGGCACAATTGGATACTCCCATTGATCGGTCACATCATAACCAGCATTAAGCAACACTGCTCCTTGCTGCCGCCCTAGCGCGTTTCTAATGTCAGACATCCAACTAGCTTTTAATCTGTCAGCCATGGCAAATTGTTGCTTAGCGTCGTACCAAGCCCAGCGCATACCCTCAACAAAAAGGCTTGAATCTAAAATAACAAAATCAGTATCGGCACTAATAGCATAAGGCTCTTTGTAAACTGTCCACTGCCCATCGCCATCTGTTTCAGAGCCGCTTGTGACACTTGGCCTAGTTACCGAGCTTGTAATTGTATCAGTGCAAATATAAATGTTATTTATTCCCGTCCTGATATTTCCCACTGAATAGCCAGTTGCCGTTACCCAATTTTGCGGCCAGCAGTAATTACATGATGTGTAAGCAATTGCCATCTCGGTTATGTTATCTTGCCCAGCAGGTGAGATTTGAAAATATCCGGCTGACCGTTGAGTATAAGGAGAGGTATTAAATATATATCCTTGAGCGCTATTAATCTGCCAGCCAGCAAAAGGTGTTGCAATGTTTACGCCGTAAGTTTGAAAAGCAAGCCTCGCATTAGATAGCGGCCCAGCTAAAGGGATTTGACTAGTAACGCTCCATTGGGTGCCAGTAAGAAGCCTTAAAAAATCGCCCGGCAATTGATAATTTGCCTGATTTAAAACGCTTGTAAAATTATGAATGCGCTTAAGTTGCCACCAGCCGTCGGCGTAATCTAAAAGCTGATCGCCTACGTACTTAAACAAAGAAACATATTGCCTTGCTGCTGGACTAGTTGCACCAACATAGCTTGACTCTCGCGGCTGATTAATTCTGTCGCAAAACTCATCTAACACTTCTTTTACCGTCATTGTGTTGCTCACGATCTAAGCCTCCTCATGGGCAAAAAGCCGGTAACGGGCGCTGGAGTGTTAGTGGCCGCTGCTGTATTAGTTGCGGTAGGGGTGCTGGTAGCAGTTGAAGTGCTTGTAGGCGTACTAGTTACAGTAGGGGTAGTGGTTGCTGTGCTTGTTACTGTGGGCGTTTGAGTAATAGTTGGCGTTATAGTTGGCGTACTTGTGATAGTAGGGGTTTGCGTAACTGTTGGCGTCTGTGTAACTGTAGGGGTAGTAGTAGGAGTAGGAGTTGCCCCCGCTGTTTCATAAAAGCTAACAAATCGCCTTAAACCACCATCGCACCCCAATGATGTTTGCTCCTGGCTAGGGTTGCCGGTTGCCCCTGTTGAGGTTTGTATAAAGTGCGCAAAACTTGCGGACATATCGCTTCCGGATGTATTTCTATATTGAGCATCGCCCGCTGTAACCCATCCAGCGCCTGTTAATGTCCCCCATGTATTATCATCTGATGAAAACCATGAAGCGACCGCAACCGTACTTGTTTGAGTGGTTGTGGCTCCTGTTACGGTTACAGCGCAAGGGGAAGATGGTGCGCTATAGCTTGTGCCGCTAATGGCGTTATCTACTGCCCATGTGTTTGTGCTTGTGGTTGGCCTATAAACCAACATTACAACCGTCATAGCGCCTGAAGAAGTAGAATTTACTACTGAAGGATTGGCGCTCCAGGTGCCGTTATACCTTGCCCAAAAGTGCCGCACTTGAAGGTTCCCGCCATTGTCTGAGCCGTTTAGCGCTGTCCAAGTTTGGCCGCCATTATTGCTAATAGTTAAAGTGCCGCCGGTGCTTCTAGCTTCAGCGATTAGCACGACCAGATCGCCGTCTTGCATACTGGCAACAGGCGTGACTGCTACCGTGTCGCCTGGTTCACTTCCGTTATCTGCTGGGTTAGACGATGCGCCAAAAAATGAGATTGCGGCAAATGCGCTACTAGGCGTACATAAAAATAACGCACTCCCTAAGAGTAAGAGAATAAAAACGCTTTGCTTTAGAAATTTTTTCATTCATCAATCTTGGAGTATTCCTGTTCTTAAGCTCAAATCAGAAGCAGAGGTATATGTAACCGCTTCTCTTGCTACAAATGCAGCATAAATAGTTGAAGATGATGCCCTAAAGGGGCAGTTTACGTTTTGCGCTTCGCTTATGCCGTTATCAGCAAAAAGCTTGTGAGTAGTAATTGCCACAACGCAGATAATTTTTGTTAGGTCAGCATCAGCTACATCAAAAGCAGCATTGTCTGTAAACGTAGTGG